GGAACAAGTGGAGCAGTATCAGGTGCAAAAGTATATTTCCCATTTTTTAATATGTTTGAAGATGTGTTTCAAGCAGATGGAACTACATTATCCACAGAGTTATGCACAAACCATAGTGGAAATTATAAGACATCAAACTTTTTTGGATATGGTAGAAATAGTGTTGGAGTGTTAGATGGATTTTGTAAAGGCACAATAGCCTTTAAATTTTACAAAGCAGGTTATCAAGAATTTGGATTAAGTGGAATTACTGCTACAACATCAACAGGATTAACAGCAGGGAATACATATTATTTAAAAATTGCTATAGATGGAGCAGGAACTCCTGATGAAATATCAATAACACCTGTAAGTAGCAATACTGCTTTTGGAGGAACAAATGGATTTATACAATTATTACAAGAAGCTATAGATGCTTTATATAATACATCAACAGCTAATAATTTTGAAAGAGGTGCAACAGTAGCATTAGTAGATGGGGATATAAGAGTAACATCTAATCAACATTTATCAACATCAGCTATAGCATTAACAGCAGGAGCATCAGGTTCTGATGCAAGTGATAGATTATTTGCACAACAAAATGGTAGAATACAAACAGCACCTGAAGGAGCAGTTCCTGCAAGATTGCCTGATACATATTTTTATAAAGATGGAGTAAAGCATTTTAATATAGATGAAATTATGTTTGATGATGGTTATGGAAATTTACAAGCAGGTTCAGCTATAACAGGTGAAGGCACAATAAATTACGATACAGGAGCAGTAACATTAAAAAATTGCCCTAAAAAAGCTGATTTTGTTATATCAGCTATAGGAAAATCAGGATTAGGTTGTGGTGCAGATTCTTCAACTACAATGCTAACTAAAATTCAAGCAAGAAGTACAAATGCTAAAAGAAATGGAAGAATTAGAATAGTAACATACGATATATAAAGGAGAAAAAATGCCAAAAGGTAAAGGAACATATGGTAAAAAAATAGGTAGACCAAAAAAGAAAAAAGGAATGAAAAGGAAAAAATAGATGGCTGTTTCTACATTTAAATATGCAACATCAACAGATTTACAAAGAGTATACAGTCGTATAGGTGATTATGACACTAAAGCACCTGTATATAATTTTGTAAGCACAGGTGTAAATCATTTTTATAAAGCATATAATACAGGCAAAATAGACCAATTATATTTTAATGGTATAGAAGGAACAGCAGTAACAGATGACCCTAATGCTAATTATGAGTATAGATATTCGCCTACTGTTGATTCTGTAGAAGTATATATAGATACTGATAATCCCAATGATATACAAATAGAAGCAGGGGTAGATTTTCAAACATTAATAGATGATGTATTGGAAAATGCAAGTCAAGAAATAAATACTTTGTTAGATGCAAGATATCCTATCCCTATTCCAAAAGCATTTTTATATAGTTCTGACCCTGCTAATGATACACCACAATATGACCCTATTATAATTAGAACAACTTGTTACCTTGCTATAGCGAATCTTATGCGTTCGCAAGACCCTTTGAGTGAAGAAGCAGATAAATTTTATTCTTTAATAACCAATGCAGAAAATACAGGTTTGATTGATGAGGTTAATGCAGGAAAAAGAAAATTAAATTTTGAAATAGATGCTACAGATAAAAGTGGTAACATAATAGAAGTAACACGAACAGGAACAATGCATTTAGTTGAAACTTATGGCTCATATTCAGGAAAGTTATATGATAGAATACAAATCATTTGTACGACATTAGGTGTATATGGAGTAGCGAAAGTAACTATAAAAACATTTGATGGTGATAAATTATATGGTAATGAAAACACAGGTATAGAAATTACAGGTGGATTGCAACATATTTCAGGTGGCATATATGCAAGATTTGAAGGTAATTCAATGGCTGTAGATGATAGATGGGATATTGAAGTGAGAAGTAGTGCATTATCCGAAACAAATGCACCAATCAAAGAAATTAATATTAGACGTGGTTGGGGATAATGGCAGTTACATACGATAAAATAGCATTTACTAAAATTGAAAAAGAATTAAGAGATTCAATTAATAATGATTTTAATAATGTTTATATTTCTCACGATTTTAAAATGGTAGGAACAGAATGCATTAGAATTAATTTAATTAATAGTACTAATTTAGAAACTACAAATGCATATGAGCAAAGAGAATATAATGTTGAAATAAGATATTATTTTAATACTAAAATTTTGGGCGATAGTGTTAATGATGCAATAAAAGCTAAATCAGATAGATTAAGAAAAAAATTAATTGATATACAGGTCAATACACCAAATTGGGCATATATGGATATAGAAGAAATTGATTATGGAGTTGAAGATGAAGAAAATGAAGAAAATTCTGTATATATAGTGCAATATACATTAAGTTTAATAAACCATAATCCATTAAATTAGGAGATTAAATGGCTAAATATAAAGCAACAGAAAAATTTTTTAAATTAAAAGATAAGTATTTTTCAGAAGGAACAATAATTACTTTGACTCGTGGTGGTACTGTTACTTTAGATGATACAAAGTCAATACCTAAAAAAGTATTAGAAACATTAGAAACTTTAGAGCAGAAAAAGAAGGAGAGTAAATAATGGCTCAAGCAACAAATTATTTTCCATCACAAAATGTTAGTGTTTGGATTGAAAAAGAAACAAAAGTAGGTAGAAGCAATGATGATACTCCTGATAATGCAGAGTTGAAAAAATTACAAACAATGTCATTTACTATACCTGAAGCAAGTGTGCCTGTTGAATATTCAGCACAAAGAGCAGGTGCTTTTACAATGTTAGAAGGACAAGCACATCATTCGCAAGGTACAAAAATGTGGGAATTTGAAACAGTATTGAGAGGTACACCTGATTCTGTATTGTTAGCAACAGAAGCTGTATTTGAAGATGGCTCGACTGAAGCTGTATTAAATAATGATTATTCATTTCCTACAACAGCATATAAGCACGATTCAACATCATCACCTGCTACTTTCAATATAAGATTTATTGATGCAGGAGCAGATGCTACATTGCACAATATTGTTTGCAGAGGTTGTGTAGGTACAGGATTTACATTAACAGAAGATATTGGTAGTGAAGGTGGAGAATTGATATGTACTATTAATTGGGCAACAGCATATATGCCTGATAATGCTACTGCACAAGCAGATGATGATATTACTTCAGCACAATACGATACAGGAGTACCTAAAAATATTAGGTCATTACAAGCAAGCACAACAGGTATTAATGGTGGTGCTTTAGAAGAACTTGTTATACAATCTTGGGAATTATCAGTATCAAGAACTATTGAAAGAATACATTATGCAGATACTACAGATGGTAGTTATGAGCCATTAGGATATGCTATGACAGGTGGAATAGAAATTACAGGTTCAATTACAGCAATAAGAAATGATGATATACACGATTTGTTGGCTAAATTTTATGATAGTGCTACAGTAGATGTAAATATTCAAGAAGCAAGTAATTTTGCAATAGCATTAGATAAATGTGTGATAAATGAACCAACAATAGATAATGGTGGTGCAGTATTGACCGAAACAATACCATTTACTGTTGTAGGAGCAAATGATGTAAGTTCAAGTACAAAAATGTTAGGGATAACCATAGCATAATGAAAGGGATAAATGAAAATAACATACAACAAAAAAGATTATACATTAAAACAGATTAATGTAGATAAAAGATTTGAAATATTAGATTTAATAGCAGGAGAAGGAGATAGTCCAAGACCTTCTGTATTATTAACAATATTAAGAAATTCAGTTGAATTAGCTGATGAACAAATTGAACAAATGTCAGCATTAGAAATAGGCGAACTTACAGGTGAAGTAGTAAAATACTTAACAGAAGGTAAAAAAAAATCTATGAAGTAATGTTGCGAATAAATGTGTGGATAAGTTTTAAAGGAGCAGACAAGCCATTTTTTAGTGATTTTCCTTATAAAGCATATTCATTTATAGATAAAAAAATGATTGAATTTAAAGGTATGAATGATGTTCAAGAAGAACTTGTTAAATTATACGATAAATGCACAGACAAAGATTACAGCATAGGTAATGCTTTGTTCACACAATCAAAACATTTTGTAGATACTCACTTATTAATAGACCCTGAATCGCAAAAAGATATAACTAAATATAATTTTTGCAAAGTTAGTAACACTCCTCTGTTTGAATCAGTAAATCAAACACCATATGAAGAAATCCAAAAATTTATGATAATTGATGAAGAAATAGGACATATAAAAGAATATGATAAATAATTTACTAATAAAATTAGGTTTAAAAGGTGCAGAAAAAACTAAAAAAGGTTTAAAAGGAGTAGGTGGTGCTGTAAAAGGTTTAACATCTTCAATGCTGAAGGCAGGTGCTGTAATATATGGTGCTAAAGGTCTTATTACAGGAATGCAAAAGACTGTTCAACTTGGAGGGCAATTTCAAAGTGTAAATAAAGCATTTAACAATTTAGCTAAAGCTAATAAAATGGGTGCAGAATCATTTAAAAAACTTGACCAAGCATTAAATGGCACAGTAGGCAAAGTAGAAATAATGACACAAGCTAATAATGCTATGTTACTTGGAATTTTTAAAGGAGTACCTGATGCTGAAACAGAAATGGCGAAAATGTTTGATACTGCTCAAAAATTAGCACAAGCTGTAGGACAAGATGCTTCGTATGGTATAGAATCACTTACTACAGGTTTAGGTCGTCAATCTAAAATGATGTTAGATAATCTTGGTATAATGGTAGATACTGAAGAATTATACAAAAACCACGCTGATGCTATCGGTAAAAAAGTATCTGCATTAACAGATGAAGAAAAGAAAACAGCATTTGTAACAGGAGCATTAGCAAAAGCAACAGAAATGGCTAATGGACTTGGTGAAGAAACTTTAACATCTTCACAAAGAATAGCAAGATTGACAACAACAATGACAGATTTAGCAACAGAAATTGGAGTTGCAGTTGCTCCTGCTGTAGGTAAAATGGCCGATATGACAGTTATAGCTATTGAAAAAGTTACAGAATTTGCAAAAAGTATAGATTGGAAAGGAACATTTGAAAATTTATTAAATAGTGTAGATTTAATATTTAGTTCAATTAAACAATTAGTAATAATATATTTCGATTTTATTCCTGATTATGTAAAAAATAGTGTTATACCTGCATTTATTAAGGCTTGGGACGTTTTTAGAGGGTGGACTGATTATTTATATGGATTAATAGTAACACCAACAATATTAGTTTTTCAATTAACAGGAACAGCAATGCTTAAACATTTCACTATAGCTTGGAGTAAAGTGAAAAATTTATTTATAACAGGTATAAATTTTATTAAAGTTCTATTTAATGAATTATCTGATACTTGGGTAGGTCAAAAAATGGGATTAATGCCTATAGAATTAACAGATATGATAGACACAGATAAAATAGGTGCTGATTATAATAAAACAATAAAAGATTTAAAAACTCAATTAGGAGGAACTGCAATAGGTGGAACAATAGCATCTATTATAACAGGAGCAGGTGAAGATAATATTAAATCTAATGAAGATTTTACAAATGCTATTGCAGGAGTTTATAAAAATTTATGGAACACTATAAAAGTAGATAAAAAAACTGCTTTACCTGAAGGCATAAGTGGTGATGATACAGGTAATGGTGGTGAAACTCCACAACAAACTTGGCTTGAAAAATGGAAAGAATCTTATGCAGGTAGAGTAGAAGCATTAAAAGAACACCAAGAAAAAATAAATGAAGTAAATTCTATAGCTATGGGTCAGTTTAGTGCTATGACAAATGCTATGAGTGCAGAGGTAGATGCAAGATATCAAAATGAATTAAGTAATTTACAAGATAGTGCTAAATACAGAAATGCAGATGCTGAACAACGAGCAGATATGGAAAAAGATTTAAGCAAAAAATTTGCAGGAGAAAGATTAAAATTATGGCGAATGAATAAAGCAAGCCAAGTTAGTCAAGCTATAATGGGTATTTCTCAATCTATAATCAAAGCATTAGAATTAGGACCTTTTATGGGACCCGTTATGGCGAGTATAGTTGGTGCAATGGGAGCAGTACAATTAAATGCTATCAAACAAACAAAGCCACCTAAATTTGCAAAGGGTGGATTAGTAGGAGGAAATAGACATTCAGCAGGTGGAACTATGATAGAAGCTGAAGCAGGAGAATTTGTAATGAATAGAGGTGCTGTTCAAAGATTAGGTGCTAATAATTTAGCAAATATGAATGCAGGAGGTTCAGGAACAACAATAAATATATCTGCACCAATGTTAGACGATACAGTAGCTGATAGTATTATTCCAAAAATTAAAGAAGCTGTAAGGCGAGGTGCTGATATAGGCTTATGATAATACAAAGTGAAAAATTTGCAAATGAATTACAATCAAAGAATACATCTATTATTCCAATGGTTGTATTTGAGCGAAATAACACGATTGTAGCCACTATTTCTACAAACGGAACACATATGTCTATACAAGGCACAAATCGTTATTTTGAGCCTATTTTAAATAATATTCCAAGCATAAGAGAATCTGTAGATATAGAAAGTAGAAATTTTAAAATTAGCAATATAAGTTTAACTATAAATAATTTTGAAATAAAAGGTCAGCCAAGATTTAGTGATAAATTGAATACTATTATAAATTCTAAATGTTATATTTATTATAAACCAATTAATGCACAAAACGAAAATGATTGTTTAAAAGTATTTGAAGGCGTAGTAACAAGAATGAGCCATACAGATATATCCGTATCTTTATCTATTGAAGATAGGTCACAAGAAAATGTGCATAAACAAATACCAATAACAAGATTAGAAGCTACAGATGATATATTAGATAAATATAAAAATAAACCTGTTCCAATATGTTATGGAGAAGTTAAAGGAGCAAAAGCAGTTATTACGCCATCAGATGATGGTACACAAGATTATAAAATGTTATTAGATAGAGAAGATATACTTATAAAAGGCTATGTATCAGATAATTTATACAATACGCCATTATATACATATATAGAAGATACAAAAGTATATTTAAAGCGAAGCACAGTACATTTTAATTATGGAGATAATGCACAATACGAAACAACTTTAGGTTCAAGTAAAATAGTATTAAAAAGAATTTTTGATGATTCTACGCCACATTCTGCATTTGCAGTCAATGAAGCAGAAATATGGTATAAGAAAAATCCTGATATTGCTATACACGACGAAGAAGAATTGGATACAGGTTGGGGAATTTATAAAGATGGTTATTTTCAAGATAACACGGTAGGAGTAAAAAAAGACAATACACCACAGGAAATTATTAATTTACATAACATATTAGATGATAATATATTTTCTTATGGTAATTTACATACTATAAATAAACCTGAAGATGAGTGCAATATGTTAGCTTATTGGAGTGATGATTTAAATAGAATAGTTACTCGATACTTTTTATTGAGATGTACATTTAATAAATTGTCAGATGATAACCTATTCTATCACAATAGGGCAATTCCACAAATTATTATAAAAGGCGAAACATTAGATTATTTTCATTCAAGCACATTAACTGATACTCCTATTACATTAGGATTTGCAAGAGCATTAAGAACAGATGCTGGTAACTTTGCAACTAATTTTTTATTTGATGAAGGTGGAGAAGATAATGTTTTTTTGTTATGGAATCATAATAACGAAGATTTATCAACAGAAGAACATACAATAGACGATACAAGTGAAAATATGGAATTTTTTAGTGTAAATATTAGACCATCTAATTATAATGAAGGTACAGGAAATTCTGTATCAGTTAATTCTAAAATAAATATTTTTGAAATATCGCAAAATTGGCACGGAAGATTAAAAGATATATTTAAAAATCAATTTTATGTAGATGTATGGGGTAGAAAAGGCGAAGAAGGTGTTGATTATAAATGGGATTATATAAGAAAAGTAGCTTATTTTCAAGCAGTAGTTTGGAAAAATCATATTGGCTATACTCAAATAATAGTAAATGAAATAAATTATCCATTAATAAAAAGATTTTTAAAAACTAATCGTGACCATATAATAGAATTTTGGGCATTTGGCGAATATAGAAAAATTAAAATAACATCAAATGCAAAAACAAATCCTTTTTTAGGTACTAAATTTCAAGTATTTGATTATGAAGATATAGGAGAAAACCCTATAGATAATGGAGTAATACCTTTAGGCGATATGTATTTTTGTTATGATTATATATCTTCTCCTCCTGATATAATAAGAGATTTATTATTAACCGAAATAGGCTATAATGGAGAAGTAAACGAAGCAGAATTAGAAACAGCAAGAGCAGAACATAAAAATATACATTTGTCAGTAAATCAAGCAGATGAAATAAATAGTAAAAATTTAATAGAAAAAATAGCAAGAGAATCTAAATTATATCCTAAATTTAGAAATGATGGTTCATTTGGTTTTAATACTATAAAAGATATATATGATGATACTGATGTAGATGATACTATAGATATAAATGATATTATAAATTATAAATTTAACAGAACAAAATTAGAAGATATTAAAACTAAAATAAAAATTATATATGGGAAAAATGCATTAGGAGAATATACTAAATCAACGGAATATTTACAAGCAGGAGATTATTTTGCAGGTTATGATAATAATTATTATGGATTATCAGAAGATGATAGAACAAGTACATTAGATTTTACATCAGAATATATACAAGACGAAACAAGTGCATTGACATTTCAAAAGTATTTAATGGCTTGGTATGCAAATCAACATAATATTATAGATTTAGAAATGCCTTTAAAATATTTAAAATATGAAATAGGCGACATAGTTAAATTTGATGAACTTATTAACAATATAAAGTTATATGGAGAAGATTATACAATAAATCAAGCAAGAAATGGTCAATATATATATAAATATTTTATGGTTTTAGAAACTACAAAAAATATAAATAAAATGTCTATGAAATTATTACAATTACATAGAAACGAACAAACACAGGGTGGTAATGTTATGGGTTCAGGCATTGGAACAGGTAAAAAATCAGGAATGTTAATAGAACAAGAATTAGATGAATTATTTTTAGATAATCCTGATTTAAAGAAACCATACGAAGAAACTATATAATGACAACTTTAACTAATATTAAAATAAATTATGGAGATGGAAATTGTTATTATACATCTAATGGGCAATGGGCAGGATTAGAAATACATTTTAGAGGTATTCCTAATATTACTCCTAAATTAAATGAAAAATGGAATTATAAATTAAATAAAAACATATTAACTATATTAGGAACAACATTTGAATTGCCTGATATAGATTTATTTGGTTATGATGGTGAATTGCAAATTATACGAGTTATTGCAATAGATTGGTATAAAAATAAATTAATAGCTGAAGTTGAAAATACATTTATTTCTACTTGGAATAAAACACCTGAAGATTATGAAAATGGTAATTTTTGGGGTAGCTATAATAAAGATTATACAATAGGAGTTAAAAATCCTATTATAAAATTAAAACAAAGATTAACAAAAGAAGAAAAAATATTACAAGAAAAACAGGCACAATGGGAAGCAAGAGTGCCTATAGACCCATCAGAGCCAGCATCTGATGCTTATTCAGGTGGAGGTAGTGGAGGTGGAGGATTATAAATGAAATTAGTTAAACCAAGATTTTTTATTGATGTAATGCAACTTGCTAAAAGTTTAGGCGAGTTATCACAAGTTACAGCATCTACAAATGATAATTACCAAGAAGATAATCCATATGATTTATTTTTATTTAATTATAGAAAACAAACACAATTTACAGTAAATGCAAATAATGTAGGTAATTGGAAACATATTTATTCGCACCCAAGATTTGTATCAAGTGTAGATTATTTATTTCTTATAGGTCAAAGTTTAACATCAGGCGAAACAGTATACGGTTCATCAAATTTAAAAGCACAATATGTAAGTTCTGATTTAACTTCATTTAGTGATGTAGATTGGAATATAGAAAACACAACTACATATAACGCTACATTGGATTCACAAAATAATGTTTTAAATTGTGATGGTACAGGTGGTGCTATGATAAGAAAAACAAATCATTATAATACAGGAGCAGGTTTGCCTAATACTTTTTTTAATCAAGTAAATGATGCATTAGAAGGTAAATCATTAAGAGTAGTAAATTTTAATGTAACACCTGTTACTTCTTTATCTAATGAAAGATTAGCAGGAGTAAGTTATGGTTGGCATTATACTATGCCTCATCAAGCAAATTTAGATTATAATTATTCTATTAATTATGATGGAGTAGATGAAATAACATCTAAAGGTGGAAATACATTAACAAATAAAAGGCATAGTGATGGCGTTGGTCATTTAAAATATTATCCATATCAAGCATTTAGAAAACACCCAAACGGAATTAAAACAAGAGAATATAATTCAGGGAGAAAATCTTGGGATATTAGATTTGAATTTATAGACCAAAATGATTTAATGCAAGATTATGCGACAGGAAATCCTATGCATCAATGGAATGATGTAGATGGAGATAATACAGGTCAATGGGCAGGATTGCAAAACAATTTTGTTAGCAGGGTTATTTATGGAACACAAGGGTATTTGCCTTTTATATTTCAACCTGATTCTGAAAAAGATTATTATACTATTTGTAAATTTGACCAAAATAGCTTTAGATTTAGACAACAGGCTCCTGACCTATGGGAGCTTTCCTTGAAAATTGTAGAAACTTGGTAAAGGGAGTTCCTCAAAAAATACGCACTACTTTCATATAAAAGAACGAATATCATCTACCTAACCAAAAAAACTCCCTTTACCATCGCCTCCTTCTAAAAAAATCAATATTTTTTAAAAAAAAACAACATTAGTGGTTTGTTTGTATTACTTTTGTTTAATAAATTTAAACATAATTTAAATAAAGGAAATAAAAAAGATGAAAACATTACAAAAAACAAAATTGACATACAAACAATTACATACATATTTAAAAGACTTTGTTGCTGATATTGATACAAAATTTGTTACACATATAAATAGCAATATGCAAATATGTATTAATAAACAATTAATGATGGAATTGGATAAAAAAATATCAAGTATTGGTAATCGTGCTTTTAAAACCTCGTTGGATACATCTTATGAAAATAAATTAAAATATGTTGTATATACAATCAATACAGAAGATAAATAAAAACAAAGGAGATAAGTAGATGAAAACATTACAAAAAACAAAATTAGGTGTAAAAAGGTTGAACACCTACTTGAAAGATTTTATATCAACAGCAAGAATAGTAAAAATTAAAAATAATAAAATGATAATAATTTTAAATCAAGAATATGATAAAAAAATTATGAAAAAATTAGATAAAATTAAAAATGATTATTATTATAGTTTTTATTTAGATTCGTTTGAATCAGAGTACACCATATCATTAGGAGGTAAATAATGATAAGCGAATTAACTTTTGGCGATATAAGTATATTTGGCTATGGGTTGCCTGATAAAGAAACCTTGCCTGATGTAAAAAATGGGGAGGTAGATTGGGATATCCGTACAAGCAGAAAAGGTCATAAAGTTGAATTTAATATAACTATACACAAAATTCAAATCAATTTTGAAGATAATCACGAACTACATATAGAAAACCCTGATGAAGTAAATATAGAGTATAAGGGTTCATTAAGTAGAGCTTTTTCTATAGGTTTATGGCTTGATGATATAATTATAGATTTTGATGAAGATGGTAAACCTGATTGTACAATATATTTTGGAAGGAGTTTTTAAATGCATTACGATTATACAGATTCATATTTTGATGATGGTAGAGATGAAGAAAACGAATACATACAATGTTTTTGTTGTGAAGATATGGTTTTATTGAAAGATACAGATGAATATAGATTTTTTAATCCTTTAAAAAGTAAAAAACAAAATAAAATTTTATTTGAAGATACTAATATTTGTATAAGATGTACAGAAAGTATGGGAGATTAATATGTTTACAAAAACAGATGAAATATATGATTTTATTATAGAAAGTAGCATAGCAACAGAAGATGAAGTAAGTCTTGTTACATCAATTAATGGATATAATGAAGATTCTTTAAATTCTATTTTATATTCAAGAACAGGCTACAGAGATATAGAACAATTAAAAGATATGGAAGAATATTAATATTGTTAGAAGATATAAATTTAAACAGGGAGGTAGAAAGATTTTCAAAACTACCTCCCCATTCACGAGATAAGCAAATATTTGAAAGGAATATTTGCATAACAAAGTTAGGAGATGTTGTAAATGGAAAACAATAAAATAAAAGAGTTAGCAAAAAAATATAATCTTAATAAAGATGATTTTTGGAATCTAACAGGTAATGTATATATAATAAAACACGATGCAGTACAAAAGATAGCAAAAATTGAAAAAATAGTATTTGAAAATCCTACTATTGTAGAGCATAGCAGAGAGCATTGTGTGTTAATGGGAACTGCTACTAAAAATTGGAAAGATAAAGCAGGTACAGAAATATATACATCAGAATGGACTTTTGGAGAAGCAGATAAAAAAACAAATTGTAAAAATGCATATATCTTTGCAATGGCTGAAAAACGACTAAAAGATAGACTTACCCTAAAATTAGTAGATGCTTACGAATACGGCATATATAGCGATACAGAAGCAGATGAATTTAAAAATAAAAAGAAAACAACAACTACTGCATCAGGCAAACAACAAGAATATGTTTATAAATTATTGAATCATACAGCATTTCAAACAGGTAGTGGTTTAGAATTGTATAATACTGATTCTTTAGATTTAATGGGTATATTTGAAAGTCAAAGGGAAACATCTCTCCTTATAAATGATTTAAAAGAACATATCGTAAAATGGGAAGATTACCAAAAACAAGGCAAAACAATATGAACAAACAAGATAAAAAACAATTATTGAAAAATAAAATTCAAAGATTAAAACAAAGATTATTAGATGCAGAATTATTAATTGCAGAAATATGTCCTGATTCTAATCCTGAATATTTGTATTTACAAAAAAAAATATATATTAAAAAAGGAAAAAAATGAAGAAAAAACACATAGCATTTCTCCTAACTAAACAAATAGGAGCAATGGTAGAAATAGATAAATTAGATAATATATTAAATGAAAATTTATTAGAAGATATAAAAGACCATATAGATTTTACCGATTATATTATGGACGAAATTGGTTTGCCTGACGAAGGAGAAGTATGTATAGCTACAGAAGATTTTGACCATTTAAAGAATGGGGATAAAACTTTTAAATATTGCAGAGATTGGGTATTTGATACAGTTTATGATATAGCTCATTCTACTATAGATGATAAATCATTTAAAATAATAGATTTAATAAATGAAATGGAAGAACATTCTACTAATATAATTATGTTAAAAGATAAAGAATTACTTATGGAGGCAGGTAATAAAGCTATAAAAAAAATAAATAAAAATTTAAAAAATTAAGGAGATAAAAATGGCTACAAGTCAAAAAGATAGAGTATTAAATTGGTTAAAAACAGGTAAAACATTAACACCTATAGATGCATTAAACAATGGTATGGGAATGAGATTATCATCAATAATTCACATATTAAGAAATGAAGGACACGACATTACAGATGTTGGAAAAGAAAAATATTCTGAATATAAATTAATGTCAAAAGGTGGGCAGTTAAATTTTTAAAATAAAAGGAGATAAGAAAGATGGTAGAAGAATCTAATTTTTTGGTAACAGTACTTGTTAGGAATGTTCAGCCTCAATCAGTTGAGGATATGCAATTAAATGCACAACAATATATTAAAGATGATATAGAAGATGATAACTTGTACATAGAAAACATAAAGGAGATAAAATGAAAATATCAAGAATGAATAAAGGTAGTTGGGGAAAAGTAGTTGCTTTTTTTGATTTAGAAACAAGCGAAGGCTTCACATTGAAAGGTTTTAAATTAGTTGAAGGTTCAGATGGTTTGTTTGTAGGCTATCCAAGCGTAAAAAATAAAGATGATAAATATGATTTGACAGTTTTTGCAGATAAAGAACTTAAATCAGAAGTACATCAAATGGCTATAGATTATTTTAATCAAGAGCAATCATCAGAACCTCAAAAACCTGATTTTTTAGAGGAGTTTTAAATGAGAGATATAGTCAGAAATTTATTAATCAAAAACGAGAGAAGTCCTATGTGGCTCTCTCGTAAAATTGGTGTAAGCCACTCATTAGTTTATTATTGGATAAAAAAAGAAAGAAAAATCAGCAAAGAGCATTTCAAAAAAGTTTTAAAAGTTTTTAAATTGAAATAAAAATAGGAGATAAGCAAATGAAAAAAGATGCATATTATTTTAGCCACGATGCAAATGCACAACACGACCCAAAAATTTTAAAAATGTTATCACAATTAGGTTGGGAAGGATATGGCTTGTATTGGGCGATAGTCGAAAGATTAAGAAATGAACCGACATATGCTTTAGAATGTGATTATGATTGCATAGCTTATGCTTTACGAGCAGATAGAGATGTAATCAAAAAAATAATTATGGACTATAATTTATTTGAAGTATATGATGGCTCATTTTGGAGTGAATCTTTATTAGGAAGAATGAAAAAGAAAGAAGAAATTAGTCGAAAAGCTAAAGAATCTGCACTTAAAAGATGGAAAGGCAATACAACAAAAAAGCAAACGCAAAGCAAACGCAATACAATAAAAGAAAATAAAAATAAAGTAAAGAAAACACCTAAAGAGTTGAATTATATGTTTATTGAGTTTTGGACTTTATACGATAAAAGGGTAGGAGATAAATCTAAAGTTCATAAAAAATGGGAATCTTTGACAAATTCAGATAGAGAAAAAATTATGAAAACATTGCCTGATTTTTTAAAAACAATAAAAGATAAACAATATCAGCCTTACCCAATGACTTATTTAAATAATAAAAGATGGGAAGATGATTTAACTATAAAGAAAACATCTGAAGAGAAACTTTTAGAATCTCAAGAAAATCAAATCAAAAGGGAAAGAAAAAAACAACAAGATGAATGGGATTCAATAGAAAAAAAATCAGCAAGTCCAAATGAAATATCATCAATTATTAATGATTGGAAAAAGAAAAAAAATGTATAAAGTAAAGTTATTATTGCCTAAAATAAAAAAAAAGAATTAACTTAACCAATGGCTGAAAAGCTAACAAAAGATGAAATAGCACAAAAAAAGAAAGAACGAGCAGTTGCAAGAAGGTTGATGATTGACCGATTGCGATTTTGGGTAGGTGTTTTTTCTGTTCCCTCTATTATGATTATGGTAGGAATACTTGTAGGCTCTGCATATTATTTAAAATCTGAAGCACTTGCAGTTGTAACAGGTCTTGTTTCGACAGTTACTTTAGGTTTGATAAATGTATTACAACAAATGACTGCACCACCACAGCCTGATGACCCTGTATTGCAATTAGCTAAAGAAAATGCTCATTTACAAGAAATGATGGCAAAAAATTTAATGGAACAAAACAAATCAGCAGAAATAATGATGGATAAAAACCACATTAAAATTGGTGGTAATGGTATGAAAGTAGCAACGAGTAACGAAAAGGATTTAATTTGGGGAGATGATAAACCTGATGAGTAAATTAATATATTCAGTAGGGTTAGCTTTTTTGATAAGTTCGTTGATAATGGTATGTATTTATATACCGATAAAAATCAAAATAATGGAGTATTTAGATGATAAGCAAAAACGAGTTAAGTAATTTTAGGACATTTGTTAAATTTATAGAACAGGCTATCTATGGCAAAAAAAGAAGGATACGAAGAAATAAACCTACCATTAAGACTTCCGTCGAGAAACCTAACAAACAAGTGGCATTGGTCAAAGAAATCGAAAGAAAAATCGATTTACAAATTGCTAATACGAAATCAAATGAGATTAAAAAAGATTCAGAAAACAAAGCCGAAGGAAAAATTTTTAATAGCGATAATTTCTTACCGAAAACGATTACTTGATTATGACAATCTTGATGTTAAATTAATATTAGATGCATTATGTGATGAAGGATTTATATGGGACGATGCACCAAAATATATTAAAAAACCAATAATAGAACAACATAAGGATAAAAATGAAAGAATACAAATTATCCGTTACTCCTTTAAAATATCTTGATTATGTAAGAAATTATAGATATTGTATAGTATGTTTAAAAAATACCCTTGTAGAGCCACACCATTTAAAAGCTATTGGTATGGGTAATAATCGCAAAAAAGAATTAATACAGCATTATACAGCAATTCCTGTATGTAGGGATTGCCATACTGAATATCACGCTAAAGGGGAAAAATACCAAGCAGATAAATATAAAATGAACCATTGGAAAGAAAATTCTAAAATTTTGAGTGAATATTTAATAAGTGAATTAAAAAAGGAAACATTATGAAAATAATATCAAGAGTACCAAGAGATTTAAAACAGGCTGATTATAATCCAAGACAATTAACAGACAAACAATATAAAGATTTAAAAACATCAATACAGAAATTTGGATTAATTGACCCTATTATAGTAAATGAAAATAAAAAAAGAAAAGATATTGTAATAGGTGGGCATCAAAGATTAAAAGTTGCTTTAGATTTAGGGCACGATACTGTACCTTGTGTTCATTTAGATTTATCTATTAAAGAAGAAAAAGAATTAAATGTTAGATTAAATAAAAATACAGGTCAATGGGATTATGATGTATTAGCTAATGAATTTGATATGGAAGAATTAGTAGATTGGGGATTTAATGAAAAATCTTTATTAGGATTATTTGATGAAATAGATTATTCTATATTAGAAGATAATGATGTTGATGAGCAAATGGAAAATTTGGAAAAAGAAACAAGAAAAGCTATACAAATAGAATTTACTGTAGATGATTATGAGTTAGCATTTGATTTATATAAACAAATGAGAGAGAAATATGAATATGTTGGAGCTGAATTAATTGAATTTTTTAGAGGAAAATTAAATGAATAAAGATGTAATAGTGTGTATAGGTAGTAAAGGAAGACCTCAAACAACAACATATAAATTATTTGAGGGAAAATTTAAAGTATATCATTTTATAGAACCACAAGAAATGGATTTATACGATGTTCCAAATATGATTAACATAGAACAAAATGATATGGGAATATCTTATATGAGAAATTTTGTATTAAAATGGTGTAAAGAAAATAATAAAAAATGGATAATATTAGCAGATGATGATATAGTGAGTTTTGGTAAATCAGTTAATGGAAAAACTATTAAAATGGACGCTGAAATATGGAATGATATATATAACAAAGTAAAAAATATGCCATTTGAATTAATAGGGATAAATTATGTTCAACACGCTTGGCACGAAATGTATAGCGTTTCTATTAATAGTAAATTTGTAGATTGTTGTGTATTGATTAATGTAAGTGCAGTAAATTGGGATTTTGGTGATTGGTTATTAAAAGTAGATAGAAATTTCACTTTAGAAACAATAAAAAATGGGTATGGTACAATAAAATTTAATAAATATTGGTTTAGTTGTCCTGAGGTAGGTACAAATACAGGTGGGTTGCAAGATATGTACAAAGCCAAAAAAGATACTGAATGGGCAGTTAAATTAGTGGAAAAATGGAGACCTCACGCCAAGTTAATAAAAAAGAAAAAAAGAATAGATGCGAAAGTGAATATAAAAGCAGTAGCAAAACATTATAATAAAAAAACAGATGAAATCCGTTGAATTAATATCAAAAGAGCATAATCATAAGATAGGGCAAAGATGTAAAGATATAGAGCCTAATGTAACTCAAGATTCGTTATTTGTAGAAAATGGCGAAATAATAGGTTTTTATAAAACAAACATAACAGGCAAAATAAAAAAATTGCTTGATATTATAGATATAGAATTTAGAAGTAAAAATGTACCTAAATCATTATTAGAAAGGTCAGATGTATTTGACGCTGTATATAATAAAGGCAAAACAAGAAAACAAGCTAAAGCAACACAAACTATACAAATGAGTACAATATTAGGAAGTATGTTACCAAAACCTCATATGCGACGACCATATCCTTGTGTTAGTTCAGTACATTATAAAAATGAAGCAAAAAATTTTATAAAAGCTATGATTATGGCAAGTATTGAATCAGAATCTTTAATAAAAAAGTATGCAAACAACATATTACAAAGGCAAAAAGAATTAGTTTCAAAAAAAGTTCCAAAAAAATGGCAATTTGGTAATATATTTACAGGGAGTATAAGTAATTATAATATATCAGCACCTTACCATAAGGATAATAATAATCTTGTAGGAGGTGTTAATGTTATATATACAACAAGGAGTGATGCAGAAGGAGGATTTTTAAATGTACCTGAATATGATATTACTATAGAAATGGCTCATAATTCTGTATGTGTATATCCTGCTTGGAAAAATATGCACGGAGTTACACCTATAAAAACTTATGGAAGCAGGTCGTATAGAAATACTCATATATTTTATGTATTAAAAGGATTTGAAAAATATGGCGAGACCAAAGAAATATAATATAGACCCTGAACAAGTTGAAAAATTAGCACAATTTGGCTGTACTAATACAGAAATAGCATCTTTTTTTGGTTGTGATGAAAGTTTAATTCGAAAGAGTTATTCCGAAAATATTACAAAAGGGAAAGACAAAGGGAAAATAAGATTAAGACAGTTGATGTGGCGAACTGCTGAAAATGGCAATGTAACTATGCAAATATGGTTAAGTAAGCAATATTTAGGAATGAGTGATAAACAAGAAGTGACTACTATGGAGTTACCTCAAGGATTTGATACACATCATATTGAATAAAAAGAAAAAGAAAAAAACAACACATAGAACTTGGAGCTACCTTATTAAAAAAATAGTTCCTGAAGGGGAAAAAGGTAGGCATTGGTGGTTGTATTCTTGGTTAATGAATAATAGGACATTAAAAAAATGAGTATAGGATTATTTAGTCATCAAACTAAATTTGTTTATTCAGAATCAAAATATCCTGCATTGGTATCAGGATATGGTGCAGGAAAGACATATGCTTTATGTGTGAAGGCATTGAAAGAATGTGGATTTAATTCAGGATACACAGGTATTTTAATGTCCCCTACATATAGAATGATAAAAGATACATTACAGCCAACATTAGAGGAGGTTATTAAAATTGCTAAATTTAATTATGAATACTCTGCGAGTGATAATAGATATCGTATTTATTGGTCTGATGGGTATGCTGATATTCTTTTACGGAGTGCTGAAAACTATCGTAGGCTGGCAGGACTCAATTTGGCTTGGGCAGGTATTGATGAATCTGCCTTACTTAAAGACGACCAATGTTGGAAAATGGTTTTATCAAGACTGCGACAAGGAAACACATTACGAGCATTCGTATGCACAACACCTGAAGGATTCAATTATGTGTACAGATATTGGAAAGAAGATGTCAAAGAAGGATATGAATTAATACAAGCTGATACTGAATCTAATTCTAAATTACCTGAAGAATTTATACAATCGTTAAAAGATAATTATGATGAAAAATTAATTAAAGCATATATGCAAGGTCAATTTGTAAACTTGCAATATGGTGCAACATACTATAACTTTGATAGGAAAATAAATGTACAAAAAACACATTACAATCAAAACAAGCCAATATGTATTGGAATCGACTTCAATGTCGACCCAATGTGTGCAGTGGTATCGCAAATGCACGCCAATGGTAAAGTTCAAGTCATCAACGAATTTAAAATACGACATAGTGGAGGGAAAGAGCTTATAACAGAGCAAATGGCTATTATGATAAAAGATAATTATCCTAATCAAGTATATTATTGCTATCCTGACCCATCAGGCAAACAAAGAAAAACATCTTCTATTGAAACTGACCACGATATATTAAGGCAAAATGGTTTTATATTAAGATTTAAAAAACAAGCACCAAGAGTTGTTGATAGAGTGAATGCTGTTAATAAGCTGTTTGATAATTTAATTATTGACCCTAAATGTAAAAATCTTATAGCAGATTTTGAACAAGTAGTGAATAAAGAAGGAACACGAGATATAGATAAATCCAATCCTGAATTGACACATATGTCAGACGGATTTGGATATTTTGTAGAATATGAATATCCAATCAGAAAACCTGAAACTAAATCATTTATGGCATAGGAGAAATATGATAGTATTTAGCACAGTAGAACAAGTAATACAAGAATCAATACAAAAATTAAAGTCATACAATCAAGATAAAATGTTTGAAAAAAGAGATATGGCAATAGATTATTATACATTTAATAATACAAGTAAATACATTGATAAGTATTTTAGTGGTACTTTACAGAGTGAAATACCATTATATCCTGTAAATATGACTGCAAGACTTATAAATAGAATTAGTTTAGTTTATAAAAATCCTCCTGTAAGGGAAATAGAATCTGATATATATGAAGAATTGACTTTACATAAAAATATGAGAATGAAACAATTTGAAAGATTGCATAATTTAGTAGGAACAATGGCTGTTCAAATAGGTTGGAATGAAAATAAATTTATATATAATCCTATTATTAATTTTGAACCAATATTTAATTATGATGACCCATTAAAGCCTATAGCAATTACATATTTATTACCTAAAGGTACTGCTGATAATTATAGTTTCAATGAGCCTGATATGTTTATGTATTGGGATAATGAAAATCATTTTATATTTGATGAAAGAGGTAATATTACTCACGTCAATGAACAAGATATAAATCCTTATGGGGTATTGCCTTTTATATTTCTGCAACCTGTTACTCAAATAGATGAGTTTTGGAATGAAGGAGCATTAGATATTCCAATAGCAAATTGTCAGGTAGATATAGCTATGACTATGCTACAACATCATATACGGAGTGCAGGAGGTCAGTGGGTAGTTGAAGGTAGGATTGATGCAAATGAAGTTCAGCTTGGATTGAATAAAATATTAGCTGTTGAGGGAGGTACAGTTAATAATATATCGGCACAAACCAATATTGAATCTATAATGAATGGCATCAAATTTCAGTTGCAACAGGTTGCACAGAATCATCATATCACATTTGATTTTGGTTTGTCAGGTAGTAAATCAGGTGTTGCTTTAAGAATGGAAAATATGGAATTATTAGAAGCAAGAGAAGATGATGTAGAGAAATATAGAAATACTGAAAAAGAATTGTATAAAATAGAAAAAACTATAGCAGAAATAGAAGGTGGTGGTATTTTACCTGAAGATATTAAAATAGATTTTGATGAAATAGAATTTCCTGATGCTGACCAAGAGATGAAGGAATGGGATTGGAAATTTAAAAATGGATTAGCAGATAAAGCAGATTATTTAATGGCTAAAGACCCTGATGGATATCCAAGTAGAGAAGAAGCATTAGCATATTTAGAGGAAAGGAAAACAGAAACACCATCAGAAAAAAATAATAGTGGATTAAATATATTCAAACAAGCGAGAGATAATGCAAGAACTGATAGAACTGTCTAAAAAAATTGATATATTAAAAGAACAAGTAACTAAAGAATCAGAAGATATTACAAAATTTATTAATCCTGATAAATTATTGGCTAATCCTGAACAACATTTATTAGAAATAGCAAAAGAATTTGCTGAAAGTTATCAAGATGAAATGGAAAAAGCTGAAATATTAGGAAGGCAATTTGCTGAAAAGATATTGAGGAAAGTAAAATGATAGATGTTAAATGGGGAAAAAGAGCTTGGAAAACTCCAAACAAGATAGATATATCTAAAGATATAAATGCATTTGCAGGTATGATTAAAAAAGATATATTAGAAGGTATCACAAAAAGAAGAAGTGATATAGATGGAAAAACATTAAAAATATCCCCACAAGCAATAGAAGCTAAAAGAAAAAAAGGTTCTCCAAAACCTGATGTTGCATTATATGATACAGGATTGATGTCAAAGTTAGAGCCGATAAGTGGTAAAAATAAAGCTACGCCACAAAAACAAATAGCAACAATAAAAGTTTCAGAAAAAAAGACCTATAAAAAATCTAATTTGACTGCTATGGACGTTGGTAAAAAATGGGTAGCAAGAGGTGTAAAATGGTTTGGTGTTAGAAAAGAAATGGAAACACAAATAGAAAGATTGATGATTAAAAGAATAATGCAGGCTTTTAAAAGATGAGTATAGAAGAATTAGCTACAGCATTAGAAATAAAAATATCTGCATCAGTTTCTAAAACAGCTTTAACATTAGAAGAATTTATACAGGTAGGAAGATTAAATGGTATGAGTGATGCACAAATATATCAACAGATTATAAATGATATATCAAGAGATGGTAGATTATTTGGAGCATTTAGAAATCAGTTGCGAGGAAATATGAAATATGGTATTGAATCTATGGCTAATATAGGAATGACACAAACATTTAAATCAGAAGGGTATGACAAATGGAGATGGGTAGCAGTAGGTAATAATGTATGTCCTGATTGTGCAGAAAGGCACGGATTAGAGGGAGATGAAGATTTCTTTAATACAATAGGACTGCCTAAATCAGGATTTTCAGTATGTGGTGAAAATTGTGAATGTAAATTTGTAGTAACACAAAGTGAAAAAACAGCTAATCCAATTAGAAAAAAAGATTTGAATTAAAGATAATACAATATAAATTACAATCAATTAACAGGAGATAAAATGGTACAAGAATCCGTCAATCAAGACGATAACAAGACTTCCGTTGGAAACAACGAAAAAAATAAGCCGTCAACACAAGACGAAAATGGGAATCTAATTCCACAAGCAAGATTTAATGAATATGTTGCAAAAACCAACAGTAAAGTTGAAGCAATGCAAAAGGAAATAGATAAATACAAAGCAAAAGAGCAAAAACATAGACAAGCAAACCTTGAAGCACAAGGAGATTATAAGCAAATAATTTTTGAGCAAGATGCTGAATTAAAAAATTTGCGAGAGTTTAAAGCTACTATCGATAAACAAAATACCGAAAAAAGGCAATCCTATTTAGATATGCTTACAGATGACGATAGAGAAATCTATGGCGATTTACCTCTTAATGCTTTAGAAAAACATATTAATAAACAAAAACAAGCATTGCAAGAAAAAGCACCAATACCTGCAACAGATACTCGAAAAGCTGTTCGTAATAATAATGTACCTGATGAAGTTAATTGGGCAGATATGGATAAAGAGGAAAGGCGTAGTAATTGGGACAAAATTCTTGCAAAATATTCTAAAAAATAAATTGGAGAATTAAGTTATGGCAACAAATATGACACCTGTCGGTGCTGCTAATGAAGGTGCAGATGCATTTGTACCCGAACTGTGGGCGAGAGGAATACAAAACTATATTGAAAAGAAATTAAGATTTGCTAATTTAGCAACTGATTTGTCAGGTATGCTTACAGGTAGTGGAGATACAATTAATATCCCTGCTGTAGCAACTGAAACTGCAACAACAGCAGTAATCCACGACTTTGTAGATGGAACATCAGCTATAAATTATACACAAACAGATGATACTACTCGTCAGCTTGTAGTAAATGAAATGGCTTATGTTGGTAAAATCTTACCTGATGTAACTCAAATTCAAGCTAACCCTGATATGATGACAATGTATGTTCAAAATATGGGTTATCAAATTGCAGATGCGATTGATAAAAAAGTATTTTTGTCTATGATTGGTACTAATGGTACAGGTGTATTAGATGGAGATACAACTCAAGTTGATTTAGCAACAGATAATACATTTGTTCAAGCTGATTTACAATCATTAATTGCAGGGTTCTATAATAATGGAATTGACCCAAGAGATGGTTATGTAATGGCAGTTCACCCATATATCTTTAAGCAACTTGCAATGTTGAGTGAATTTATTAGATTAGATTATAGAGAATCAGCTAATCAATTTATGTCAAAAGGTTCTGTAGGAACATTGCTTGGTATGCCTTTGTATCCTGACCATAGGTTTACACAATGGGACGACGGAAGTGGTGTTCCATCAGGAACAAATGGTGTAGTAGTTGGTTTATGTTGGCAACCATCTAATTTATTTATGGCTTATTCACAAAGACCTAAAGTAGTTTCACAATATAGTGTTGATTTCTTGGGTACTAAAATGGCTGTAAGTTCATATTATGGTGCTATTACAGGTGCTAAAAGCAAAATAATATCAATAACTAATCCTTAATAGTTGAATGTGTTTATGGGGTGGGGAGTTGGAGCGACCTGCCCCATATTTAAACGGAGATATATATGAAATATTTTTTAAAGCCTGATGGATATATAACAGGCAAAAAAGCAATAAATAGTAAAATAGAAGCTGAATTTAAAAAACTTGGCTATAAAGAATGTGATTTAGATGGAAAATTAATCACAGCTAAAAAAGAAATAAAAAAGAAAACTACAAAGAAAAAGAAATAAATGGCTAAATTATCCACTATGGAATCTTATGAAGCATTAAATGCTTCTACAGGTGTGGGTGGTCAATGGTCAGTTAAAAGTGCAGTAACAGCAGGTTCTTCAGCAGATGTAACAAATACACAGCATATTGAAGTAGATACAGATACAGCACAACTCGGAATATTAAGTGATGTAGAAATATATTTCAATTTTTCAATTACACAAACAGATATAACTACTGCAAAAGATTTAAAACTACCTAAAGGAACGCTTACTTTTATTACTATTCCAAGAGGTTTGGGAAATGTAATATATTTTAATATCTTATCAACAACATCTACTACAGGTAGTGTCCGTATAGTAGAGATATGATTAAAGGCATAATATCTACAATATCTGCATCTCCTATTGGCGAATCTACAGGAACAGATGCAGTATCCATATTTGATACCCTAACAGTAAAAGCTGATACAGAAGTTCTTTCCATATTAAATGTTCAAAAATCAGATGGTACTGAATTATTAACAGTAGATGCAGATACAGACCAATACAATTCAGGTAATTGGTCGCACGATGGATTAACAATATTTGGTTCACCTATAAAATTACCTAATGGTTCAAATTCAGCACCTGCTATTACATTTCACGGAAGTAATCCTACAGGAATTAGATATGATGGTACAAGTTTTCATTTTCAAAGAGAAAGTACAGGAACTGCAGTTTCTCTTGGTGTTAATAATATTGGCTTTGGTGGTGGTGGTAATTCAAAAATATCAGCAGTAACAAATACATCTGTTACTATTAATGGTGGTGCAAATTTATTCAAAGTAGAAGCTACTAAAGTATCTATAAGTAAAGGATTAATTGAATTACCTGCTGATAATATAGGTATTGGTAATGCTGTAGCATTTCACGCTGACGCAACTTATAATGTAGCAATAGGAAATCAGGCTTTAAATGCAACTACAGGCGAAGCAACAGGAAATGTAGCAATAGGCGACCTTTCATTAACCTCATTAACTACAGGTGATTCAAATGTAGCGTTAGGATTTACAGCAGGGCAATCTTTGACTACAGGCTCACATAATATGTTGATAGGTCAAGGTGCAGGAAATAAAATAGTAGGAGCAGGTGCAAATACATTAGTAGGTACAGGTGCAGGATATCAATTAGTAGATTCAAATGATAATTATAATGTAGGAATAGGAACATATGCACTATATAGAGCAGGTGGTGCTGACCCAAATAGTAATATTGCTATAGGATATTATGCTATAGGTCAAGGTCATTCTACAGTTGCAAATAATAATCCAAAATTAAATGTAGCTATAGGAAAATCAGCATTAGGTGGCACAACAGCATCAGATGTGAATTTAACAGCATCTAATAATATTGCTATCGGACACGAAGTTATGAAATTAGCATCTTCGGCTTATGCAAATACAGTAATAGGTTACCAAGCAGGATTAAATATAACTACAGGCTCAAGCAATATGTTATTTGGAGCACAAGCAGGTGATGCTTTAACTACAGGAGAAAGAAATGTAGCTATAGGTAGAAATGCTTTATCAGCAGAAGATGAACACGGATATAATGTTGCTATTGGATATCAATCTATGTTAGTTCATAATGGAGGTGCAAATGGATTTAATGTAGCTATAGGCGATTCATCATTAGTTGATTCCACTACAGGTACAAATAATGTTGCTATTGGATATCAATCAGGTGCAAATATTACAACAGGATTTTATAATATAGCGATTGGTACAAATGCTTTATCAACTCATACAGAAGGCAATAGAGAGGTAGCTATTGGTTATGGTGCTTTACAAAGAGCAACTAATACAGATGTAAATGGTGCATTAAATGTAGGTATTGGATATTTAGCAGGAGCATATGTTTCATCAGGTAGGCAGAATATGTTTATTGGTGCATATAGTGGTTGGGGTTGGGAATCTACTGATATAGAAGATGATGCTAAATTACAAGGTAATGGTAATGTTGGAATTGGATATTATTCATTAAGAAATGTGCAAACATATTTAACAAATCACGCTAATAATAATATAGGAATTGGTACACAGGCAGGTCAAGGTATTACATATGGAAACTCTAATGTTGCTATTGGTTCGCATACATTGTCAGAAGCAAATTGTTATTATAATACGGTAATCGGTAGAAGTGCAGGAAGATATTTATCTACTAATCATAATGTAGCCATAGGATATGAATCTTTAATTAATGGTGAAACTGATGATGAAGCAAATAATACAGGTGCTTCTAATATAGCTATTGGTTCTTATGCAATGGGGCATAATTCAGGAGATGATATTGCTCATTTTACAGCAGAAAAAAATATTGGTATTGGCTATAAAGCATTAAGTGAAAATTTAGAAGGTAATTATAATGTAGCAATAGGCTATGAAGCATTATTAGATGATGTGTATGGCGATAGCAATGTTGCTATAGGATATCAAGCATTAAAGGACGCAGGTACTGAAGCATCAGGAAATAATCATCAATCATTTGGTAATGTAGCAATAGGATACCAAGCAGGATATCAATGTCAATATGGAGATGCTAATTTCTTTTTAGGGAAACAGGCAGGTAGATATTTAGGTGGTGCAGATAGAAGTGGTAATATAAATCTTGGCTCATATAATGTAGCTATTGGTGTATTCTCTATGACACACGGACATAGCACAACACCTGCTAATAATACAGGATATCAAAATATAGCTTTAGGTTATGCCTCTATGCAAGGGCAAGGTGGTACTAATTTTACAGCACAAAATAGCATAGCTATTGGTACTACATCTTTGCAAAATATTCAATCTGCTCATATGTGTACAGCTATTGGTACTCATTCTATGAAAGATTTGACTACAGGTGATGACAATATTGCTATAGGATATTCTGCATATAGATATAGAACTACTGCTTCAGACAATATAGCTATAGGTAATTACTCTTTTATGAATGGTGAAACAGATGATTTTGGTGGAAATACAGGTGGTGAAAATATAGCCATTGGTCACTATTCAATGGGAGATAATACAGGTGCTGATTTAGCTAATTTTACAGGAGAGAAAAATGTAGCTATTGGTTATAAATCATTAAGTAAAAATTTAACAGGTTCAGATAATATTGCTATAGGATATGAAGCACTAAAGACAGAAGATACAGGTAGTGATAATATAGCGATTGGAAAAAACTCATTAAAACTTCAAAATTATGATGGAAGTGGGTATAATGTATGTATAGGTAATGGTGCAGGTGAAAATGCTACGTCTACGAAATTTTCATTTTTTCTTGGTCAATCAGCAGGTAAATATGTAACAACTGCTAATAATAACATTGCATTAGGTTACGAAACACTTGGTGCAGGTAAGGGTGCTAATAGATTAAGAGGATATGGTGATGGTGGTGGAATGGCGGCTTATTCAGGTGAAAGAAATATTGCTATTGGATATAGAGCATTATATAGTTTAAGTAATTATATAGCTTCTTCAGATACATTAATACTTGGAACATCAGCATCATCATACAACAATACTGTAATTGGTGCTTATGCAGGTACTGATATGACTACTGCTAAACAAAATACTCTAATAGGTGCAGGTGCAGGACAAAATGCATTAGGTAATTTAAACACAATGATTGGTAATGGTGCAGGTGGCAATGTATTTAATGCAAGTAATGTAGTAGCTATTGGAACTGCTATGGGTTCTTATAGTGGTCAAACAGGTTGTGTTGCTGTAGGTGTAGGAGCATTTAAAAATTTAAGAGTAAGTGGTGGAATAAGCACGGTAGATGATACTACTCCAACACCATCAGGTGCTTGGACTGCAAGTCAATCACATACAAATATATCAGCAACAAGTGATGATTCGGTAAATGGAACAGGAGCAACATTTGATATAGAAACTGATGGTTCAGGAAATCCTACATTTACAGTTAATACAGCAGGGTACGGATATAAATCAGATGATGAATTAACATTTACAGACCCACACGCAGGTACATCAAATACAGCAGTAGTAGTAGTAAATGCTACATTAAGCGAAACAGATAGACAAGTAGCAATCGGATATAATGCAGGTGTTGATTTAACATATGGTGTAGGTAATACATTAGTAGGAGATGAAGCAGGGCAAAATATCACTACAGGAAATTACAATACAGCAGTTGGTCCAAAATCGTTAAGTACTAATGTAACAGGTGGCTACAATGTAGCAATGGGTCGCAGAGCATTGTACACATCTACAGCAAGTTTTAATACAGGTATAGGTTCTGATGCAGGTTATAAAAATACAACAGGGCAGTATAATTTCTTTTTAGGATATACAGCAGGATATGAAAACACTACATCAAATGATAATGTATATATTGGCTATCAAGCAGGAAGATACAAATCAACAGGAGCAAGTGGTGCAGGTAGAAATATAGCAATAGGTTCTTCAGCTTTTAGAAATGGTGAAAGTGATGATGCAGATAGTAATACAGGTTATGAAAATGTAATATTAGGTTGGAACGCTATGTCAGGGAATGTAGGTGCTGATGCAGGACATTGCACTGCTAATCAAAATGTTTTAATTGGCGTTAAAGCAGGATATATGAATTTATCAGGGAATTACAATGTAGGTATTGGAGATGAAGTATTGTATGATTCAACTACAGCAGATGGAAATACAGCAATCGGATACAGAGCATTAAACAAAGACACTGTTGGTTCAAATACAGCAATAGGATATCAAGCAGGGTATAATAATGATGATGGTACTAATAATATTGCTATTGGATATAATGCTATGTATTCTAATACAAGTGCTGATAGTGTAGTAGCTATTGGATTTGAAGCAGGATATTCAATAACAGTAGGGGATTCAAGAAATACAGCTATTGGAAAACAAGCAGGTAAAAATGTTACAACAGGGCAAAGAAATGTATGGATAGGTTCTAATGCAGGATATGATGCAACTATATATTCTGATGCAAGTAATAGGGTAACAGGAAGCGATAATTGTGGTATAGGAGATTGGGCATTAAAAAGTATTAAAGAAGGAGCAACAGGGAATACAGCTATTGGTTCAAGTGCAGGAGAAAATGTAGGCGATACAGATTATGGTACATATATAGGATATAAAGCAAAGAATACTGGAACATATGATTATGTTAGAGATGGTCAAGTTAAAATAGGTGCTTACGGAGGATTTCAAGGTTATTCAAATAAAATAACAATGAGTAATTTTACTACTGTAGCAGACAATGATAATGCACATACAAGACCATTAATAAGATTGCCAAGATATGGATTTTTAAAAAGAATTACTTGTACAGTAGTAACAGCATCAGGTGGTACAGGAGAATATAATATTTCGTTAGGCTCAAATGTTGTTAATGCAGGTGCATCTATGGCAGACAGAAAAGAATTGATAGGGAAAGATATACAAGCTGCCGAATTAGTTGGTGCAAAATTAAGACAATCTACTGTAACAGCAGATGGAGATACTAAATTAGATATAATTACTGCTAAATATGTACATATATGGGAAGCAGACCAATCAGTAGATGATAGTGCAGGTTGGACTTTATTGGAAGGGCAAGATATGTTTGTATATATATGCCATGCTAACGGTAGTAATGCCAATGATTCTACTAATGCAGAATTAAGAATAACTATTGAATATTTTGGAGAAGATTAAAAAAAGGAGTATTGAAATGAATATAAAAAACTATGTAAGTTTAAAAAGTAAATCAGCAGTAAGTTTTAGTAAAGCTGATGATAGTGATGGAGTTACTCGTTACTATCTAACACAAAAAAGATGGGATAGTGAAACAGGCACTGCTTTGGCTGATAATAAATCTGAAGTAGAACTTCATCACTATGAAAATGATAAAGCAAGTATTGAAGCTGAAATTGCTGAATTAACAACAAAAAAAGATGCATTAACAGAAATAATAAAGGATATTAAAGCACTATGAATGAAAATAAAAAAAAGATTGAAGAAAAAACTCCAACATTGCCTAACATTGACTATAAGAAAGACAAAGAAGAATTAGTCAATACTTATAACAAAGCTATTGTAGAAAGAGATAGGAATGCAGAAATAGCTACAAGATGTTTAGGTGCATTAGAATTATTAAATAAATATGAACCAAATGAGGAATAAAATATGTCAGAAACAAATATAAATGGTTATTCATCGCAACAATCATTAGCAAAAAAAGCGTTAGATGTAATTTCAGTTACAGCTACGACAGATGCAGAATCTATTGGTGATAATAAAGTAATATCTCAATCAATAGAAATACCATATGCATTTTCAGTAGAAGGTGGTTCATCATTAGTAAAATCAATCACAGTATTTGATGATACAAATACAAAACCTGCTATTGATATAGTATTTTCAAGTGTAAATACAGCAATAACACAAGATGAAGGTAAATTGGTTGGTGAAGATGTAGATGATTTAGATGCAGTATTTGCAAGTGCTTTGGGAATAGTTAAAATTGTAACAGGAGATTACTCTGATTTAGCAGATTGTGCAGTAGGTTCTAAATATGGAATAGATTTAGCTGTACAAGGAGCATCAGGTACTAAATCAATGTATATGCACATAATAAATAGAAGTGGTGGAAATTGGACTGCAACATCAACTGATGATATGAAAGTTAAAATTGGAGTGATGAAAGACTAATGGAAGAATTGCTAAACAACATAAAAGAATCTGAAGGCTATAGAGATAAAGTCTATAAATGTACAGAAGGATTTGATACTATAGGTTATGGTTTTGCTATTAAAGATTTAGTATTAGAGGAAGATATTTGTGATATAATTCTTGCAAGGAAAATAGAAAAATTAATGGTAAAGATACAAAAAAAATTCCCATTTATAACTGAATTACCATCAGATAAATCAGAAGTAGTCATAGAGATGTGTTATCAAATGGGAGTAACAGGTGTATCTAAATTCAAAAAAATGCTAAAACATTTAGAAGATGGTAATTTTGAAAAAGCATCTATAGAAATGTTAGATAGTAAATGGGCAAAACAAACACCAAATCGAGCATTAAAATTAAGTAATGCTATGAAAAAATGATAGATAGAAAATTCACATTAGGCAGTATTATCTCTATAATAGTCCTTATGGTTAATATTGTATGGTCAGCGAGTATTTTAACTAACAAGACAAAAACTAACGCTGATGATGTAGAATTGGCTCTTAAAATAGCAAGGAGTAATGAAATAAAGATAGCTATAATAGAAACCAAAATATCACAAGGATTTGATAAGATAGAAACATTAATTAGGGAGTTAAAATGAAAAAGTTTTTTAGTTGGGTAAAAAGTATTGGTGGTAAATTTATAATAAGTGCTATAAAGAATAACACAGATTGGTTAGCCAAAAAAATGGCAGATTCAGGAGATATACCTTGGGTTAGTGAAAAAAATGAACAAAAAGAAGCTAAAAAAGCAATAGAAGCACTTACAAGTTTTCTTGAAGAATTAGTAGAAAAAGAACTTAAAAAATGATACAATTAATGTTAGCTAAATGGATAATGAAAAAAGGCAGTATTAAAGCCTTATTATTTGTTGGTGATTTAATTGTAAAAACTACCAAATCTGAAAAAGATGATAAAATGTGGGAAAAAGTCAGACCTATAATAGAAGAATTTAAATAATGCCAAATTTAGAATTAGAAAACTCATTAGACCATAATTTAAAGCCAATAAAAGTTGGTAAAGAATTAACGCCTATAGAAGTATCTACAAATAAATTATGGTATCAAAAAACACCTACAGATAATTATGAAGTAGCTAATAAAAAATATGTAGATGATAATACAGGTACACCTTCATCAGTTCAGTATTATTATGATATTAGATATACATCATATTATACGACATCAAGTTCTGCTATATACTTGCCTATGAATGGAACTACATCAGTTTACACATCAACAGAAAAAACATCTGTATCACATTCTAACGAATATGTAGGTTGGGTTGCACCTTATAATGGAACAATAGAAAAGATTTTTTTTAGAAGCGAGATTGCTATGCCTTGTGATTCAGGAGGTACTGCATTAGAAATTAATACATATTATTCAGCAGATGGCACAGAAACACCCACTACTCTAAATATGAGGTTCGTAAAAGACGATGAAGATGTTGCAGATGATACTACTATTGAATGTGATTTTACAGGTAGTTTATATGCAGGAGATAATACAATAGTTAAGGGTAGAATATATGCTATAAAAGTTACACCACCTGCAGCACCTTACGATACAAATGTAACAGCAGTTTTTAAATGGGACGTAACGACATAATGAGTTTAACAAATAAAACAATAGCCAATAGTTATAAAGATATATTAGAATTGGATAATGATAATGATGGAATTGATGCTACAGCAAGAACTGTTAAAAGTGGAAATGGGAATGATTCAGCATTAAGATTATCAAGAGATATAGTTAGTATTAGACCCTCAAATGCTGAAACTACAACAGCCTTAAGAGTACAATCTTATGAAGGAAGTACATTATTACAAGTAGATTCTACCAATACAGAAGCTAAAGCATTAGGGCAGTATGTAAATACAAATATAAAACAATTTAATATATGTTCAGTTAATGGTGAGCCACATACAGCAAATACTTGGACGATGATGAGTGCAATGGGTAATTCAAGATGGAATACTGTATCATTAGAAATGGGAACAGGAAGTACACCTGCAACTACTTATGATATTTCATCTACAAATGAAGCAGATAATTTAGTTCAATGTATGTGGTATGTTCCATATAATATAGCTATAGATTCTTGTAATGTTTGGTTTGGTGCAGATGATGCAAGTGGAGATACAGTCAAATTTTCAGTTATGAGTTATACAGTATCTACTGCAAATGATGCAACAGGTGGAGATTTAAGTGCAGGAGTTGAAAATTGTGTTTCCCCATCAACAATAGCAGGAGCAGGACACGAAATAGCTTATTATCAAGCATTAACAGTAAGCACAGCAAATGTAGATGCAGGTAAAGTTATAATAGCTTGTGTTCATCAAGACGGAACGAATGCTGATTTAACAGTAAATATGCAATTAGTATATCATTTAAGGAGTACATAATGAATTTAGAAACAAGACTTACATTAACAACAGAAAAAGGTAGTAAAACTTTTTCATATACAAAAGAAGCATCGCAAGAATTTGATTATGAACAAATAGTAGATAGTAATGATGCATTTATAACAATGGTAGAATTTAATCCTGCATCAAAAGCACAAACAACATTAGAAAATCCAAGAGTAATATGTTTGTATAACTCTGATGTTCAGCCTGTAGAAGTAAGAGTAACCTATCAAGGAATAACAGCAGGTGCTTCTGATGGAGCATCAGGTGCAGATGGTGTAATAAGTAAACTATTAAGAGGTGGAGAATTTTTAGTATATCCAAATGCTACAGCAGTTAATTATATAACAGCAGATGAAAGTGCAATGAATGGTACAGATATAGCATATGATGACCAAGTTTTAGTATCAGCAAGATATGCAGATTCAGGAGCAACATTGGGTGCTAATTTAGAAGATTCAGATACTACAGTAACAGTAAGTGATTTAAGTTATTTTAAAGTAGGCGATTTGATACAAGTAGGAATTGATACTGCAACAGCTACAAGATTAGAAATAATGCAAGTAACAGCAGTAGCATCAGGTGGTGCTTCAGGTGCATTGACAGTAAGACGAGCATTGTATGGAACAAGCAAAGCTGATAAAGATACTCAAGATAATGGAACAAGTGGAGCAGTATCAGGTGCAAAAGTATATTTCCCATTTTTTAATATGTTTGAAGATGTGTTTCAAGCAGACGGAACAACGCTATCAACAGAGTTATGCACAAACCATAGTGGAAATTATAAGACATCAAACTTTTTT